ATTACTGAAAAACCGCTCCAAGTGAGCGGTTTTTTTATGCTTTTTACTCCCTCCCTTTGGGAGGGTTGGGGAGGGCTTAAAATCGGACTTGCAAATTATAAATAAAGTCAATAGTTTTGTAACATGGCAGTGAGGGACTTAACAGACAAATTGTACAGCGATATCAAGCGTGATTTTGAGAAGTACTCAAACGTCAAAGAATTTGGTGTGCAAAAGTATTCCTTGGCTTGGGTTTTTGCCAAATTGGGCGACAAATACTATAAATCTCCAAAAACAATTGAAAACATTGTTTTCAATCGCACACAACACCCCACTAGTCAATTGGCGCTTTTTGCTACTACGGCTCAACAATAAACCTTTCAACTTCCATATCGGCAAAAGTACCTTCGCCATCTGGCACATTGGCACTGTAATCCATAAGCAGGCATTCATAAGTCATCATATACAAATTACTACTTCCACCAGTATCCAACGGCGAGAATGATTTCCTACTCATAGAGCTGTAATGCTCGCCACTACTGCAATGCAGGACTCTGTTTATGTTGTCCATAGATTCTAAAAACGCCAATGCCTCATCTTGATTAATACCTCCCTTATAGGTGTCTGCAAAAGTTTCAAAAAACAAAAAAACATCGACCTGAAGTGTTACCTGTTGTACTTTTACTCCTATGTTTCCGACACCTGCACTTCTAAAAGCTAAAAATACTGCAGGTGTCGGAAAAGGATGTTCCTCGGCTAGGTTATATACTTGTGAATGCCAAAGGTCTATCCACTCAATTTCGGGTAAATTATCGCTTATTTTTTGGGCAAGTTCTAAGTATATATTTTTAAAGTTTTGCATTTTTAAAGTTGTTTAAATTGGGTTAAAATTTGATTAAAGAGCCATTCGTCTAAAGTATCCATCAATTTTTCAGAATGCCCCATAAATTGACGTTTTGGGAATTTTATATCTAGTTTTCGACTGTGAGCCTGTACTTGTTCACGTCTTCCGTTTCGGGTTCTGTGGTGCGCACGCACATATTGGTTTACTCTTAATCGCCCGCCTTCATTGTGCAGCTTAGCGTAAGGAACGGTCGTGCCAAAAATTACAGATGTGCCGTTTTCGCTCATTACTTCTATACTTTTTTGCAAATAGGTTGTTTGTACCAAAATAGCACGCCCTGGATCTAAATCGTTTTTTCGCTTGTCCCAAGGTTCAAAGGCACTGCCTGTAAATCCTTGATTAGTAAAACTTTCTTGAAACCATTGCACGGCAGTAGTTTTGGCGTACATTCGTGTTTGCTTTTTTAGTTTATTACCCATTGCCATAAAGTTAGGCACTTCGTGCGGCTTTCTATTTGACATTTTTTGCTAATGTATTGTAAATTAGAATTTATTTGTATATTTGCAATGCAATGCGGAGCAATCCAATCTGCTACCAGAATAAAATCCTACTATTTATAGTGGGATTTTGTTTTTTCAATTGAATTATAAACTTCTTCAAATTTTTCAAATAGTTCTTTTTTAGTAAATAAAACAGCTTTACCATTATTAATGATGATTATTTGATTAACCCACTCTTTTTTATACGAGTTAAGTTTACCTTTAATTTTAGCCGTAACATCTTTTGTATTAAACTCTTTAAAATTTTTAAAGTCAAATACCATTATCGAAGCACCTTGCTTTTTCAAAGAATCAAATGCAGACATTACTCCTCTTAATGTTGACACTTCCTTTCTATCGGCTAATTTTCCATTTATAAAATATTCAGGATTTTTATACTTGTCTAAATTAATATGCCCTCTAATTTCAACATTCATTTTTAGTTCATCTACAATAATTTTAGCACTTTCTAAATTTTCTGCAAAGTCCTTTTTATCATAAAAAATATTTACTTTCACACTTTTACCTTTGTTACTATAAGCATTTTCCAAAGGTGCATTCAACTTCATCAATTCACTATTCCGAACGGCTCTATCATTGGTTTTTAAGAGTTTAAAAAACTTATGGTTATTGGTGAAAATTTCTTCATCTATTCCTACATTACCTGGCATATCCGGAACGTCTAAATCGGCTATTTTGTCTTGCGTAACTTTTTCCGCAGTTTGGACTACATCACAACGGCATCGCCATCCGTTTGGCGGATAATAAATGCCCCAAAACGGGTCGTCAACTGGTTTCACAATTCCATTAAGCATAACGTGTTCATCTCTCACCTTTCCGTCTCCAGTGGTTCTGTAACGCAAGTTTGGAAACAATTCTTTTTCGGCTTGTATTTTTTGCCACTTATTTGCCATCTGTGCCGCAGCTCTAGCGGTTTGATATTCGGCTTGTAACCAATGTTTGTTGTATTGTGCGTTTACTTTACGCACTAGTTGACTATATTCGTTAAATGGCCGCATTTTGCCGTCTTGAGAGTACAACATTTTGTTTACCGTTTCTAACATTGCATACGACTTGGCACCTGCAAAAGTGTAAAGGTTTTTTTTGAGTTCAGTTACAACGGTATCTTCCCCTTTTTTGGTGTATTGCGTTTCCCACGATTTACCAAAACCCTCTTTTGCACCGCTAGACAAATCTTTATAAGTTTGCTTTATCAACTCAATATTCAAGTCTTCAGGTTTCATTTTTCCTTCTTGCAATTGTTTTGCGATGGTATCAATCAAATTTTCATAAACAGAAAAGTCTAAAGCTTCAATAAAAGGTTCTTGACCTGTACAGGTAGCGCACCCGCAATCTTGCGAATGGTAGGAGGCTTCAATTTGTTTAAAAATTGCTTCTACTTGACTTTTTTTTTTAACTCTAAATCTTTTTGATTAGGCTGTTCCCCTCCTTTGGAGGGGTTAGGGGAGGCTTTCTGTCCCAAAATTGGCACTCCAGTTTGTTGCTCTACCCACTCGGGATCTATTTCAAATTGATTGCCTAGAATATTCACAAGCTCTGCAGTTTCTTTTGATGTTCGTATTTCGGCATTGTCCCACTCAAAGTAATGATTTGACAAAGCGGAGTAAATGGATGATAACTTTACAAGTCTTGGAAATACTTGTTTATTTATTGTATTTTTTATCATCAACTTATCGCTTTCAAAACGGTCTTTTGCTAACTTAAATTGAATTTCAACTGAGCCTACAAAACCCTTCTCGTCCGTTAAACCTGTACCACCTAAAAAGCGTTTTGATATTTCAGAGTTGGCACGCTCTACCAGAGGGTCAAACGCACCCGATGGATTGTTCGAGCTTATCGATGGAACTTCAAACTTTTCGTTTCCACGCCCAACCATAAAGTGATTGGACTTGAAACTTTGAGCCGCTTCAAAAAGTTGATTTAATCGGTTGTCGTCTTCTCGGTCTGTGGTTATGAATAAAGGCGGAACTCCGTATTTTTCAACAAAGTCAAGCCACGCGCCAATGCCTAGTTTTTTAGCCAAAACAATTGGAGCTACCTGTGCCAGCATTCCTAAATCTTTGTCCTTTCCAACCTGCAGGTAATAATTAGCCATTGTTCCGTCTTTATATGGCCATCCTTTGTCCTCTCCAGGCGTTTTGGTAATGATGCCTTTTTTAGGATTGAAATAGCCCAAAGGAATTTCGTTAACTTCCAATAGTTCGCCCATTTCATCAACATCAAATAACTCAATTAATGTTGTGCCTTGAAAGCGTGCCATTAAAATAAGGCGTACCAATTCTTCAAACCAAGTGCGCTCAAATAGTTTGCTTAACTCCTCGTTTTCTTCTCCGCTTTCATTAACTATTTTAAAAGTAGAACGCTGACAAAATAAAATTCGTGAGTCAATTACGGATGCAAGGTGGTTGTCTAAAAGCAGGTTTTCATATAAAGTCCTTAAACTAGAGCGGTCGGGATTTTCGGGGTCGGTTGCTAATTGTATCGCACTTTTCCATTCCGCAAGATTTTTAGACTGCATCGTTACCGATTCATAATCTAATTGTCCGGAATAGTTTTTACTTGAACTATTGGCTTCTGCAACTACTTTTAATTTTCTTGGGTCAGCGTTTCGTAAAATTCTATTTTCGAGTGCTGTATAGACAGTTTTAAAAGGATTTTCCATTAGATGTAAAAGTTTGAATTAGACAAATTGCCCGAAATAGAGTTACTAACAACGGAGCCATTAGAAGCAACCGCAGATGGAACTCCGTCAAGTCGAATAATGCCCGTTGCAACTTCTTTGAGTGTTTTCATTGCCTCATCAAATTGCTCTTTATAGTCATTTGGGACTTTGCGTGCCGCGTTTCTTCTGATAAGTTTATACAATACCAATTTTGCCAAAATTTCTTTTAACACCTCGTTATCTATCGGACTATCCTCCGCGAAAATGGTATTAACATCATACCTGGTCCCGAGATAAGTTTTTATAATAGCAATTTGAGTTAGCTCAATTTGGTCTAGTATTTCGTCATCATTTTGCGAGCTCTCGTCAATAAATCTTTCTTGAGCGTGAGATATTAAATAGTCCTTATCAATGTAAATCATATACGGTCATTTTTTGGGCGCATTAGCCCTGATTTATAGTTGCTGTTTTCAGAACCTGAAAACGTTACATACTTTTCGCATTCATCGGTTACGCCTTTTTTGGCATCCGGGTAATCGTCCTTTGTGTTGTATCCTGGTTCAATTCCAAAAAGTTGAGCCATTGCCACTTGGTGGTCTTTTTTGTGCTTTAATTTTTCGCTGTAAAAGAAACGCCCATTTTGATAATAGGGTTGCAATTGTAGCATCCTGTCATATTTATTGGCACGTGGTCGGTCTCTTTTAATGATGTTTAAACGGCAATTAAATAACCTTTCGGCATCACGAATGGCACTTTCTACAGCATCATTCCAAAATTGACTTTCAAACACCCAATGCACTATAACCGTTTCGGGTAATGATTTTTGAAATTGACACATATACGCTAAAGCTTCGTGCATTTTACATTGTTTTACAAAACAATCAATTTCCCAAAAATCTCGCTCTTTTAAGCCCTGTACTACAATAGCATTATAATCGGAACTTTGAGTTCCTGAATAGGCAACATCCCAATAGCCGAATATTATCTTGAAAGTATTTAGTTTTGGCAATGGTGCATACTGGATGTCTTCGGCTTTAAAAATTGTACCTTCAATGTGTGGCTCATTATTAAACTCGGCTCTAGCGGCCAATGCTCCAATCTCCTTTTCCATTTGCTGGAAATATTCGCTTGAGTATTTTTGCCACCAAGTAGGCTCAAATGTTACGGGGTCGTATGAGTTCACTTGATCAATTACCCAGTCGGGGTGTATCTCCTGTAAAATGGTTTGCACCATTTTGTGAGCAAACTTATTGTTAGAGTGAATATACCTTCTAATTCCGCCGTCCATTGTTGGTATTAAATCCCTTTCAATCCAACGAGCCATTTTTAACTGCCTAACAGGATTTGCGTTTAAGTCTTTCGTTTCGATGTCGTCAGGTACAATGTGTGTAGGCCTTTTGTTTTTTACACGCAAACCTCTTACAGATTGTCCCATACCCAAAGACTGACCAATGAATCCACCTTTTGTAATAAAAAAACCGTCCTCCCAACTACCTTGGTTGTATTGCTCTCCAAAATCATTAATGATTTGAGGATTGGACTCAAATTCCGCTCTTATATCTTCCAGTAATTGCTTTCCTCTGTCGGCATTGTTTCCCACTACAACCAAATAAATTGGCTCCTCGTTGATCCATAGCCAAAAAGGGATTAAAACGCAATTAACCACAGATTTTGCCGAGGCGCGTCCCCATTGCGCAAAACCTTTAAAGGTTTTATTTTTCTTTACCTTATTTGCAAAGTCAATATGGAAGTCGGGAGTTTCTGCGGTGGCATAATGCGGAAAGTATCGTTGAACCATAAAGCTAAAACTCTTTTTTGCCATTTCAATAGCCTCGCGTTTTTCTTTGTCACTTTCAAATGGATTAACATTAGAAAACGACCGGGAGAGTTGTAGCTTCTTTTTATAGCGTTCGAGAGTGGCTTTATCAGTTTTTTTCATCTACTTTCACTATTCTTTTATCAGCAGTATGCGTCACTTTATTTTCTTGAAAATTGTAAAAAAGTCCAGTAATTACACTGACACGGTATATACCATCGTGCAGGTGCTTTTCTTTAACAATTTGACCTACTTTAAATCCCGCACCTTTCTTTAATAGGTGGGATCCAATATTTAGGTAATATTGATTTAAGGGAGCCTTATTTATCATAAGGTTCAAAATGATTTTTAATAATGTCATCCTAGTTTAATTGATATGGTTGATAAATGAGACTCCTGAAAGTCAAGCGTTTTTAAATAAACATCTTTGTCGAAATGCTCAAGATTTTTAAAAATATCGTTCATAACTTCAAGATAAATACCTAAAGAAATTCTGTTTTCGCTGTCCATTCGCTCCAGCGCTTTAGTTTGGATGGCGACTTCTTGAGAAATAGACGCAGACTGTTGGCGAAGTGTAATAACTCGCTCTTTGTCGCCCACCGCTTTTGCCGATTTAACCTCGATATTAATTTCGAGCTGTTGGTCTGTTAATTCGCTAATGAGCTCCTTAATTTTTGAAGCCCTATTTTGCGAGCTATTCATATTGGCATCTCGCACAGACTTCCAATTCCCTTTTTCAACCCAATCGCCAATAGTCTTTTCAGAAACATTTACTATATCTGAAATTGCTTTGGCCGTAAATCCTTGATTTGTGTAGTAATCAAAAGCGATTCTTTTCTCTTTTTCCTTTGCCATACTGTTATTTCTATGGTACAAAGTTGTTGTAATCAGCTGTAAAAATTCAATTGGCTTTATAGTTCGGTATCTGTATTTAACTAATTCAGTAGTTGTGCATTACTGATTAAGAACATCCTTTTTTTTACGATGAGTTAAAACCTAAACTTTGTCATCTCAAAAAGGATAAAAAACTAAAATTTAATGCCGAAACCTAGAACATTTATAGAAGCGTCTGCAAGTGGAACAACTGGAACCATCAGAATTGTTGACCGTATTAGTGAATATTCCCAAAATTCATCTTCTACAATTAAAACAATTGTGGATGAGTATTTGAAAACGGGTGTTTCCGATGTGGAAGTGTATATAAATAGTGCGGGC